TCTACTCTTGCGCCATTGACTGTGATACGCATACATACTGAAGCCTCACCGTTCTTCAGCAGCTTGGTTTTCTTGATAAAGAAAAGCACATTAAATGAATCTCGTCTCATTTTCTCCTACTTTGCGAAACTGGTTTGAATTTTATTAAATGAGTTAGCCGTTGACGCTATATATTGTTTCGGCTTCTTTGAGACTCTTTTCGGCATCTTTTCATTTGTGCTATTTGAAAATAGCCCGCTATTCCCTGCATAGCCCAAACAAAAATCTACTCGAAAATAGTTCTCAAATAATCTCGAAATAAAATTCAACCAGTTTCTGGTTAAACATTTACTCGACAAATGTAGGAATCCGAGTCCGTTTTGATACTATGCAAAATGTTGTGAATCAGCGAAAAACACTCTTTCAAGGTGGAGATGTTTGGAACACTCGTTTGCTCCACCTCCTGCTCCACCAAAGGTGGTCGTGAACCGCACTTTTTTGCGTTTTTGGGGAAAATAAAAAATCCCGATTTTCGTTGAAAATCAGGATTTTACGTTGTTTTGCTTTTCTTTGTTGTGGTGCCACCAGGGTGACACTTTATTCGTTGTTATCTACTTGATAATCATCACGATAGGGAGGCACGAGATTTGGTAATGTACACTTTCGATACACCACTTTGGCTGAAACCTCAGTTTATCTGTCTGCAAAGGTATGACGTTTTTCTCAAATCACCAAATCTTTTAACTGATATTTAATGAACGAGTTATGAAAATGGCCTTAAAAATTCAGACTAACGTAATATTTGAAAGGTGTACGTAGCACATTGGTAGTACACAATAAAGAAAAACTCCCGATAACACAATTGCTATCGGGAGTCAACTATCAATTTAAGCGTACTACAGATGGATATGTCCAAATACAAAATAATGTAAGGCTGCACCAAACAAGCCGCCAAATGCAGTGGCCGCTAAGTCCAGCCAATCAAAGCCATTGTTACTCTTGAAAATCCCAAGAACGCCACCCTTCTGGCCGGCATAACACCAATCCTTATACTCAGTAGCAACACCAGCAGTAATAGCTGCACCAATGCCACATAAAGCTGCTGCAAGAAGACCGGCAATAAAATGTTTGAATCGGTTGCTCTCTTGCATCCAGCCAAACCATGCTCTTAATTTTTCCTTCATTGTAGTTGTCGTTAAATTACACTGGAAGATGATATATGTCACTTTTTCTTTTGAATTGCTTTTTGCATGTTGTGCTTACGAACACTGATGTAGTATAATTCTTTTTCTACACAACTTTTCTTTGGATCTCCGGCATATAAGCCGCTTTTACGATATTCTATTAATGCTCGCCTGAACTTTGGTTTCTTGAAAAGGAGATTGAGGGAAGCGTACCCAATTGCTTCTATCAAATCTGCTGAAGGCGCACTGACATTCCCACTAACCTCCATAATCAAGTTGTATTCCAAAGGAGCTTCGAGTTTTAGGAAGTACCCAACCCTTGTTTCATCAAACTGTCTTTTTATTCTTTTTCTTCCGAGTTTTTTTCGGGGTTTCGACTTTTTCTGTTTCTTTTGTTTCTGTGTCGATAATTCGTTGTTTTCGTTTGATGAGCCTTTCTCTTTTTGCAATCGCTTCTCTTTCATTTTGCTCCATCAATTTTGTGTCCCTGATAAAAGTATGAATCTTCATTATTACACCATATAAGTCATTGAAAACGAAATTGTTTTACAACAAGCTCCGCTACAATAAACAATTGTACACTTCTTTTGTCCACCAGCAATTCTACATGTCCAAGGGCTATTGTGGTCGGTAGCTGTACTAAATGCTACATCATATTTAGGAGCGTCAATTGAATTTGGTAATGTAAATATTGTGCCACTATGGTATGTATATACCTGGCCTTGAATACATACAATATTACCTATCTGGCGGGCCTTTATGTTTCCAGAAACAGTAACCCACCCTGTGTCAGATAATTTACTTTGATACGTGCCTTCTTTAGCGGCACCAATGTTTTGACGTATCTGCGCTTTCTTCTCTTCCGAAGTTGCCATATCTGACAACAAATTAGCTTTTGTTGGATGAAGATTAGCAACATCAGAAGCTGACATGGCTTCAATCTGGGTGCGTAATTGCGCTTTTGTGTATGGTCCAACAAACTGGGTGAAACCGCCATTTTTAGCAGCAAATTTCGTGTCTGCCTGAGTTGTTGTATAAACAGTAGAGCTATCTGCCTTTAATCCCAACGCCTTTGTCATGTTGGCAACAAGCGCATATTTAGTAGAAAGCAAAACTCCATTTTCCTTAATGGCCGGGCCAAGATCTACAGCATCATATCCTGTGATTGCAATATTGGCAACGGTGTTTTTAATCTCAAATAGATTATTAGCTGTTTGGTTATATCCGATATAAGCAATATGATCATTATTAGAATCTGACCAAACAATTGTTTTACGTAACTCCACATTATCTTTACTATGTGAACATTGCAAAATTAGTGCTTGTACCGTTGAAGATTTGATATTAACTCTACCATTTATTTGTACGACTGAAGAACTACCGGTAATAGCAATTATAGCAGAGCCTTTACCATTTCCAATAAAAGTATCACGATAATACTCTGTACCTCCAGCATACCCTGTCATATTAATATTAATGCAAGCAGTGTTGCTGGCGTGTCCTTTATTCACAATGTCGTTACCAGTAATACTAATATTGCCAGCCATGCACTCTTTCATTGTAATAGGAAGACTTGTAGCAATACCTTGATTGGATATGGTGTAGAGCAATGTGTCATTTACATAGAATTGGAATCCTGTTCCATTGGTTATCACAAAACGATACACGGCACCAGAAGCAATTTGAGACTGCACAACCAGGTTCTCGCCGTTATAGTACATCTGACAAACAGCATTACCCTGTTTGAGTGATGTGCGCCCCTTTGTAGTCAGTGCCCCATTGACATTGACATCGTTATTAAATGTAACGACATCATTGACTGTTTGTTGACCAGCCTTTGATTGTAGTAATAACGCATATTTGCCAAATAAGGCATCATTGATTGTTAGACCTCCGGCAGATGTTAATTGAATAAACGCTGGAGTGGAATTAGTGAGGGGGTCAAGAGCCGTAGGTACTGCGGCTGCAATTGCACACCCATAAATATTACGGCCAACCTTATCTGAGCCGCTTGCATAAGCTACAGTTTCAGTCCTGTTGCTTTCGTATAAGTATTGTGGCCATGTAGTAATACCAGACACGCCAGAGAAATAGCGTATCTTGCCGTTAATATACACATAACCTTCAGAAATAGATGTTCCAGATATTTCACATCCACTAATGATAAAATTGTCACACCCGTTGAAAATGCTGGCAAAAGCCAACGACAACTCCTGTAAATTGACAATATCATCAACGTATGTATATCGGCCACCTGTTTGTGCGCTAAATTCTTTCATTAAGCGTTAAATTTGATATTATAGGTTTTACCAGCAAGTCGATATTTGTCTACATAGTAAGACAGCATGGCCAAATAAGCCTCACGTGTAATTAAAGATTCATTGATTTGAGGCGTAAAGACAGTAAAGCTAACGCTACTTTCATCAGTTTTTTCATCTGCATAAAATAACGGTTCACCTTGTCGCTTTCCCTCTGATTCTTGATATAAAAGCATATTGTCAGCATCGGCAATATCTGCGGACTGGTGATAGATTGGCACACCCAGTTTTTCTCCGTTCTTGATTGAAATCCGACCTTTGCTGTCAATAAAACACTTTTTGAATTTCCTATTTAAGAACCACTCAAACTTAAATGTCTGGGAGGTCATTGATGCTTCTATTCTTGTTTCCTTGGCCCATTCAACAAAAGCATCGTTTACGTCTCGTAACGGCCTCATAAGTGCCTGTAAGAGCAAAATCAACTTGCGCCCACCAAGGTAGTGGGGCACAAATTGATTGATGGTTTTATCAAAGTTGATATAGTATCGCATTATTCTTCAATTTTTAGCGTAATTGCCTCTTTCCAGGTAAGCAAAGTCTCTTCATCACCTGAACGTGAGCTTTGCTTCAGAAATCCACTATTCGGAACAAAACACCTATCCACTTTGTGCTCATAACTTAACACTTCACCGCCATCTCCATATTGCACTGGAATGAGGTTGTTGTCATCATCATATTGAGCAATGAAAATACCTTGCAAATCACTTGCAATAGTGCTGATATGCACATCAACCACATGTTCTGCCCGCTGGATTGCGTCTATAATCTTTTGGGTGTAAATAACACCATCGAAGCTCACATTAGCAATAAAGTCATTTAATGCGTCTTCTATGTTTTTATAGACTTCCTCTTCACTGATCGCACCGTCATAATATACGGTAACACGAGGTACAAGCACATCGCCTTTACGACTTACAATTGTCGCATGTGTTCCAGCAAAAGCAATTTGATTGAAGTATGCGCGAATAGCTAACAATTCTTCATCACTTACTCGCTCGTATGCGCCCGGCTCACCAGTAGCAATCTTCAACATCAGTTGCTTGTCGTAAAAGCCTGCTTCTTGGTATTCAGAATAGCTAACGCGAGTAATGACTCGTTTGGTCTCGTCAATAGTTGGATAAGAAAATGCAGTGCCCTCTTCATTCATCTCTAACTCATCTCCACTTTGATATTTCAGCAATGCGTTTGCGTAGTATGCAGCGTTGCCGTTTATACGATTCTGAAGGTCTTTTGCCAAATCAACCTTGAAAACATCAAGAATATTCTCAAAGGTCCAAATACAGGCAGATGTTACCCAAGTAAACGCATCAATTACCGACATCTTAGAGCTATTCTGAAACTCAGTCAGCTCTAAGTATTGGTTTCTATAGTTTTTTGCAACTGTATAAATCTCAGTTAATGTACGTGCCATTATGATTCTTTTGTATAAACAATTTCGTTAATCACAAATTTCCATTTACCCGACTCATTCCAAGCAGGCTCATTTATAATTGTTTGAATTGCGGCCATACCAACTTCTGTAGGCTCCGTATCAAGATAAACAGTACAATCACGTCTGCTACCGTAATTCTCTACAATATTGACTAAATAATTGTCAAGCACACTTACATCGGAAAATTGTACTTGCAACAAATTCAGTTCTTGCAAACTCATATTGTAGATGGGGGACAGATCTGAAATGACCATCTTACGCAAATCTACTTTGACAGTGCCGTCAAATAATAATAGACCTTTGAGCGAATTACCGTTTGCTTTTGAGACAAATTCATCAACAACAACTGGGCAAATTGTGTACATGTCACCTCTCAATAACGATGTGTCAAGAGAAAGCAAGTTAAATGTACCATAAATGCGCACTCTCCTTACATCAACTACATTGTCAAAATAATGCAGAAGTCTACGTGACGTATGGGTAAGTTCAATGCTCTCCAATTCTGTATTGTCACCCCAGTCAATCACCATAACACCATCACCGCTAACAGTAAAGTCAATAGATTCTTTATCGTTAGGCACTCCACACACAAAGATTAGCGGCTGGTCGGTAGATTTATAATAAACATGTCGCTGCCCATTAGCCGGCACAAGGTTCTCAGATTTCAATCCTGATACAATACCTTCGTTGATCACAAAGTAGTCATGATATTCCAGTTCCATGCCCGGCACAAGATCGGTAGTCATATTTAACTGGGGGTTGCTGATAAGTAAATCAAACACTCCCTCGATGGTGCCATATAGCAACATTGCAACATCCCAAATGTTTTGATTAGGAGTTACCTTATGTTTAGCCATTGTTATCCACGTTTGTAGTATCTAAATCAAGATGTAAGTCGTTGGTTTCAAAATCATAACTTGCATTATTGACTTTAACACCATCTTCCTCAAATTCACGTTGTAGTACATTAGCCAATGCAGTATGGTCAATGTTACTCTGGGTCCACCTAATTAGTCCAACACCTGTCAATGGGTAGCGATAACAATTAGTTGGAATACACTTCAGAAGCAAATTAGCATTTTGTCTATTTGCTTTTACAATATTCATATCGCTTTCAGAACTGGAATACAACTCAACAATACCTCGGTTTAATTTAAGGTAGAATGAGGTTTCTGAAATGGTAAAAAGTTCTGAAGCATACATATTGGCAAAAGTGCCACCATATTTTGCGGCTTGTACGAGAAACCATTCTGTACCATTTACAGGATTTTGCAGGTATGTATAAGAGCCGTCTGTATATTCGCGTTTAATGCGAACATAAAACTCCTTATAGATAGGCGTATATGGGATAGTAGTATAGATACCGCCTTTTTTAACCACATCTTCAGATAAGGTAGCTGGAAGGGTGATTTCACCGTATATATATCTCATCAAGCCAGCATCATTCTCCACCCAATTGAATGGACGGAGAATGAACTTATTGTGCGGAGACAGTGTTATGTCTCCTGTATTGATATGTATTTCTATGTCTTTACGCATTGCTTATTAATATCTGGTCGATAAATCATGTTCTGTTCCAAATATATCTGTCACTATACACATTGCTCCCCACATATCTATGCAAATCCATCGGGCACAATATACATATTCATCATTAATCCATATATGTCCAGGAACAGCAATAAAACTGGCATAACCACCACGAATTAAGATTGACGAACACAAATTTTCTTTGCCAAAGTCAGCGTCATAAGACACTTTCGTTGCCAAAGAAGCGTTATTTTCTACTTTAATTGTCGTTGTACACCATCCGTATGGTTGTCGGGTAAATGGTCCATAATTACAATCGTATATTTTAATTTCTTTTCCAATGTAAGATGCGTCAATTGGTAATACTATTGTATAATAATGTCTGTCATCTAATTGATAAGGCCATTCGTCCAAATTATAATCAGACACGTCACATACATTCGTCATTAAATACAAATGCTTATTGATTTTCAACTCTACCTCTGGCTCCACACCAGTATTATCATTGATAGAGTTAATGATAGCGTCAGATTTATATGCAAAATGCAAATGTTGGCTAAAGCTGCCTAATACTTCAGTATTTCCATCTTTATCCCAAATAATATTTCCATTAGCCAAAGCACCAGAACCATCTTGATTCAAGTACCAAGTACCTGTTGCATTCTTAATGTTAGCTGTAGAAATAGTGCCAGCAGTGATATTGTCAGCACTAATCTTACCAGCAAACACCCCTTCAGAATTGACAATGGTGCCACCTAAATTGTTCCAACCAATCTTTACGGAATCTGCAAATGTGACATTACCTTGTGCATCCCAACTGATATTACCACCGGCAACAGCACCATCGCCATTGACACCAAAACGCCATTTATATCCAAACACACCAACTGGGGAAATTGATATAGAGTCGGCACTTGCTGTAAAACCAGTGACATCTGCAATTGGGGTGCCCGTATAGAGCAAAGTGTTGTTAAATTTCCATCCAGCAATACTGCTTACGTCATCGCTTTTTAATTTGAATAGTTTTTTGCCATTCAAATCATAAGCTGCAAACTCAGCACCAGTATCATTGATATTCATGTATATGCCACCATTAGCATCAATATAATTTTCTAATGCTGTTGAAGCAAGTGAGTTAAAGTTCGCATTCGCGTAAGCAGACATGTATAATCCCGTAACAGAACCATCTGACACCAATGCAACATTATTAGTAGAGAGCCTATTTGGATTCAACTTCCAGCCAACAATTTCACCACCATCATTAGATGCTGTAAACTTAATCTTACCGCCCATAAATGAAACGTCGCCATTTGAGTCAATGAACCATTTATAACCTCGCAATCCGTTTGTACCAAGTGTGATGCTACCGCTTTCAGATGTATATTGCTGGGCGGTATTCATTTTATTGCCTGTCCAAATAGCTGTATCATCAAAGTTCCATCCAGCTATTAAATTTTCCGAGCCAAGACTGAAAACTTTGTGTTGTTGTACTTCTGCACCGTCTATACCTGTTTGCGGCAGATAGCCAATTAAGCCATAAGATGACGCATTGTCATAATACATAGCAACACCGCCATACATTGCGACCCAACCTTTATGAAAATTAGAATCCCAACCATCTTCTTTTGGAGCACCTTGTGCTGCTACCCCTATATAATTATTATTTGCATCAAGGCACATCATATTGCTACGCAACACACCTTCGCCAATATGCCAACCGCCAATTACACCATCTGAAGCCTTAATTGTTCCAGCAAACTCCGCACTTCCATCTGCATGAAATTTTACATTACCTTTTGCAAATGTAGCATTACCCGATTTATAAAGTCCCCAAATAACATTTCCATCTGCATCGCTGGAAATAATGGAACCTTCAGACAGAATTTTTAATGTACCATCCGAAGTCTGAATACCGCCTTTTGCAATCTCCCAGCCACCAATTAAGCCACCATGCTCATTGATATGGAAAATATCTTCACCTTGTTTGTAGCCATATATACCAGCCCCATTATCGCTGTCTGGGCCAATGTACACACCAGTTAGAACTGACATGTCGGCCTCATTGGTAATCTTTTTGCCGACAAATAATTTAGGTGTAATCAGATACGTACTGCCTATAGTCGTTTTGTTGTTTTCCCAATCCTTAATCCAGTCAAGCATTGTTGATTCTCGCATGACGGAATACTGGAAGATAACTGTCGCAACAAATTCATCTTCTGTCGCAACTTCCAATGTAAGGGTGCCGGACAAGGCATCTGTTGGTATAGATTTTATGATTAACCGTTTTGTAGCATCCGTCCCGGCTATCTCATATTCGATTTTATCATTGCTGGGTGTGACAGAATTGATTGTGAATGGGACTTTCACGTCTCCACGCACAACCGTAATGTCACTATATGCCTCATCCAAAACAGGATTTGTGCCGTCAAAATCGGCTTTTATAGCGCATACATTAGGGGTGGCCGACACCGAATAGGCATCGTTCACATTCACTAACGTAATCATTCCTTTTGCTATTGTTGCCATATAATCTTATTTATGAAGAATAGGAAGCAAGACACTGTAAAGTTGTCCGCTTCCTATAAATCCTAAGCCAAAAATTGTCACTGAATTTCTTGCAAGAACTGGTCAGCAACCTTCTTTGCGAACCTTCGATATGCTTGCATCACATTAAATTCTGCAAGAGCCTCTTCGTCATCTTTGTCAAATAGATAATTGTTTACGATGGCTTGCATTTCGTCATCTCGATACTTTTGACGAATCAGTGTCGAAATGACAGTATCTCGGTCATATTGTCCGACTGGAAGCGTAACCGTATTGTATCGGAATTTCCTTCCATCTTGCGCCTCTTCTCCACTTAATTCCTCAACCTGGAAATTGATTGTGTAAACCTTTTGCCCAAGGTGACGTTCAAAAGTCACAAACGGAGGAGGACAATCTGCGTAATTATAAGTTAAATCCATAATCCTCTATAAGTTTTGTTGAGATTTCATATTGTTGCTTTATTTTCACTACCTGACAGCGACCTTTCAAATAGCACACCTTCCAGAAATACTGATAATCTGTAAAAGCACCTCGTCTGATACCATAACTGTTACAATGAATCAAAAATCCGAAATAACTATTGATACCGCTGACAGCTCGTTCCAATTGAAGCAAGTCCATCATGTCTTGCTCATCACTTTCATATATTCGTTTACAAATTTTATCAAGCACCGCTATTGCATTGTACATTGAGCCAATTGTGCGATTGCTTAAATATGTTCGATAGCGTTTAATAACACTGCCTACGAACTTTACACCCTTCTTAACTTCTTGCAAATAGAATTTATCAACATGTAACTGGAGATGGAGAGTGTTCGACAGATAAAGAGCTGCAAGATGATATAAGTCTATAATGTCTTGCTTCTTTGGTCCCGTAATGCAGAAATCATCTACAAACCGAATGTATCTGCAATTCCTTTTCGCACATTCCTCCAGCATATACTCATCAAAGAACGACATATAGAAATTAGCAAATAACTGACTTGTTAAATTGCCAATCGGCATTCCAGTCATAGGTTCTGCATAAAACAGACTCTTGTGTTTTGCTAACTTGTCCCATAATGTCAAATCGCCACGTCTTTCGCAATCTTTCTGAGGTGCATGGCGAATTGTTTCTTGTGTGAGGTATATCAATGTTTCAATATCATCACCATCATAATGCTCACGAATGAATGGGATTAGCAAATCTTCCAACACTTGACAGTCGATGCTCATGAAAAATGAACGAATATCAAATTTGCCAATATAAGCCTCATATCTATAATGCTTACTGACAATCTTCATGTCCTCACTCAACTTCTCAACAGCCTTGGTTGTGCCATACTCTTTTCTGCAATTGAATGATACATTGCCTTGTTCCTGGAAGCGTTGTTCAAACAGAGGTTCCAATCGTAAACAAATCCAATGTTGTACAATTCGATCTCTAAAATTAGCAGCAAAGACTTCTCTCAATTTTGGTCGCGTAACTACAAAGCATGTACTTGTAGTAGGTGTATATGTTCTTGTGATAGCCTCATACGCTAATCTTGGAATGTCTTCTTCTGCAAATAACCTATAAAGCGTACATTGATGACTCGTCTTTTTATGTCTACAACAATCGAAAAAGGCATCTACCCAACCTTGGACTTCGTTTTCAAATTCGCACACAGCCCTAACCACGTTACTGTTGTACTTGTTGTTGTTGTTGAAGTTACCATTGGAGAAGTTGACGTTCCATGCGTTAGTCTGGTTGTACTCTGAACTACTCCAGCGGTTCGAGGCTGATGCTGCGTGTACTAACTTATTCTTAACTAAATCATGGGATCCAGTGACACGCCCATTTAATAAACTGAGTCCGCTTACTTTCATACGTATATGTCAGTGGGATCACTTGCACCTTTTTAATGTTGCATTGCGCCATAATCCAAGCTCAGTATAAATCTTATTCATACAGAGAGAAAAATGTGCGAACTGTTTGTTTGACAGTACACGAGCGTGTCCATTTATATCGGAATACTCTTTTAGTATTCTTACAATCGTTTTCACTCTTGTCAAATGAACATGCGCTGTGTCAATGCAGTCTAAACGCTCTTGTGCAGCGTCTCGGTCCGTTTCCAGTCCTAAATGAATTGCAATCAGCGCATCATCAATTGCGCCAGAACACAAATGCACATAATGTCTTAGGACAGGAGAGTTGGGTGTTCTTCCACCTACAGGAATCCACCACATTGCCAAATTTTCGACAGCTCGATAAAGAGAAGATTGAAAGACTGTTTTTGCCATCTTTGTACGCTTATAGATTAACTCATTTACAATGTTAGTTTATATATGAATAGTTTTTTATAATAGGGGCGGTTGAAAGAACCGCCCCTAAAAACACTAAAATGCGCACACAGCCCTAACCACGTGACTGCCGTACTTGAGGTAGTAGCTGAAGTAACCATTGGAGAAGTGGACGAACCATGCGTTAGTCTGGTTGAACTCTGAACTAGTCCAGCGGTACGAGGCTGTATAATTAGCCATGACTGCATTATTGATTGCATTAGCAAAAATATTCAAATCAGATGCAAGTCCCTGGCGATAATACCAATACTGCCTTACAAGTTCACCGATAGCTGGGAGATACCAGTTGTGTGCTTTGAACTTTGGTGCAAGTTCTTCACCATCTGCAACTGTTGGCTCATAAGCATAACAGTAAGAAGCCGCCGGCCAATAATACTGCTGATACTTTGCAGCATTACCATTGTTCTCAATGATTTTGCTTATTAGCTCATACAGATTCTCCATCTCTGATTTAGTGCGAACACCATCTTTGAACTGTGCAGCTGGGATAGAAAGTCCAGCAGCATCAAGAACCTGATTACGATGAGCAATAATACCAAGAGTATGATGCAAACCTGTTGGTGCTTTTTCACCCTCATTAATTCCAGCTCCCGCAACTTCAAACATAGAAGAAGTCAAGTCACGAAGCCCAATATCACCTGCACCCGTATTCTCACCTAACCCAGTAACAAAACCATATTTATCACCAGTGTCAGGATCACGATAGTTGTCGTCTCGAATATAGTTTGGAGAATTGTTTTCCGCAGCATTCTTCAGACCTGTTGAGCCAAAGTTTGTAATTGTAGAAATATCATACACATTGGTGATTCCATCAAATGTAATATTGGTAATACCATTTGTGTTATCTCCACTATACAAGCCCCAAGGAATACTTGTAGAAGCATTGTAACCCTTGATGTCGTCCAACGCAACCATACGTCTATCAGGTACACCATCTGCACGGTCCGTTTCACCGATATAGAAGCAAATACCGATAGGCGATTTCAGCGGATTCAACATATCGCTATATGAGCCATCCGAAAACACATAGTCTCCTAATGCTGCCGGGCGGTCATACAAATACAAGTCTTTCGTTACGGTTAGTGTCTTTTCAGTGGTAACAATTGTACAAGTCAATTTGACGGTTAAAGCAGTTTCACTAATCTTATTTACTGTCACTTCACCCGTTCTTGGGTCCACTGACGCATAAGAAGACGTTGGCATAGACCATTCCAGCGAAACAAAGTTGTTTGCGTTAGGACTATTTGGAATGATAGTAAACTTTCTCACATCAGCTGAACGGAAAGTATTATCGCCACCAATCTGAGCACTGTTAATAGAACGCTGTACATACGAAATACGAAGTGGGTTGGTTTCATTGTCGATATTGCCAAACTTCTCAATCAATGCCTTTTTAAGTTCAAAGGTCATATATTCAGTAGAAGCAAGCGATATGGTACCTGTAATATGAACATTTGGAATATTCACAAGCCAATTTAAGAAATCAGCAGTAACATTTTCCCAGGCCACATCACGTACAGCCAACTTGGTCAATTTGCGATTCTCGTCTGTCTCATTGTGTTTTGCATCATACAACTCTGCAATCGTATTATACAAATCTAATGTACCGACATTATCACCAATAACAAACGATGTCAAATAACTGTATGCGTCAAGTGTCAACAGTGATAAGCTGGGCAGATCCTTAATTTCCAACTCTGTCAAATACCCACCGAGTCTCACTTCAGACAGCAACTTAGCTGTTGGGAAAATAACAGAAGTAATCTTCGTACCACGAACATCCATTTTTAACAAACGAATACTTCCACTGATGTCCAATTGACCTCCAAGTAAACTTTCACCATTAAGGTTCAACGATGTAATCAATGGTGTATTTACATTCAATCTACTTGGACGGAACTCTGGATTGCCTGTTGGGGTTGCAACAATCTCAACAAGACGTTGGCCATTAATGGTAAAATCGTTTGTGGGGTTAACAGACAAATCACCCAAGTTACCAAATGAACGATAATAGTTACCGCCTTTCAAACCGCATACAGTATCACCTAATGCTCCACTGTCATCTACAACAAAATGATACACCTCTTTTGGTGCTACGCGAACATGAGGGTTGCGTAATGTTTGACCAACACGTGCGGTAGGATATAGATACTGATGAGGTACCACATCCAACACTACGGTAGGGCTACTACCATCAATACGAGGATAAGTGTTGAAACCAAAACCGTTATCACCTGTCAAACTGAACTCTCCATAAGCTGCATACGAAGACATATATACCAAACGGCGTTTCATATACTGTCTCTCAGAAGCTAACTGATCTCCCAAAGACTGTGTAATAGGCTTAACGCTACGGTCAGACACAAACTTCAATGATGTGGGGTACTCGTAACGAATACGAGCAGTCTCATTATACGCAACTGCTGGGAAGTATTCTTGAATTGCGAAAAAATATTTCTCCAGTGCGCCCCATGCAGATTTTTCTAACCCCTTCTTCTGGTCTTCAGCAGTAATTAAATCTGCCATAGAAGTCAAGATTGTATTCATCATCTCTGCTAACTCTGTAGTTCCGTTTTCCCACATCAACTCCATCAAGTTAAAGAGCACATTGCCGCCACCTTCAGTGTAAAGCAACTCGCCGGCATCAGAGTATGGGTGCATTCTATCAATATAGTATGGCTTAATCTGATAACCAGAGTTATTTGTCTTAAAGATAGTGTCCAAGTCATCTTGATGGGCCTCAATTAAGTGTGTGATAGGATCAAGAACCCAATATGTATTCTTAGAGTTGTTATCAGTACCGGCTAAGAAATGGTTGACAAATGCGTAATGGAACATCAGCGATTTTACATTGAAGTATTCGCCGATAGTAGCCTTTGCATCAGCAACAATCGCAGCAATGAACGCAGAGTTAATTTCATCCCACGCACCTGCCGACAAACCATTCATGGCATTCGGATATAAGGTGTTAAGATTTTTAGTCTGGTAAATGCCGCCAATATTCAAACCTGCTGGAACCCATGTCTTGTTGATGAAATCATAACGATATACGTCATATATCGCAGCTCCACCTCCAGCACGTGTCATCCAATATTGCTTTTCGGTATTAACTGAAGTGTCTTCTAAGAATGCTTCAAGATTTCCATCTGTATATGGAAGAATCATTGGACAGTGCATGAACGCCCAGTTCCACGCTTCTTTATAATACTCTACAATATTGTCAAGTGGTTGGTCGGCTACATGACCTTCATCATCATCCTCTTCATACACCAAACCTGCATCAAAGTCCAAGCAGCCATCACCGTTGTACTCGAAATACTCTTCCTTGACGTTATAGGTTACATTGTCATCCCAAGGCACACGCATATCTGTTAGAGGCTTGTTATTATCAGAGCCTTCTAACATTGCAAAATCTGCATGTTCCGGGTTCTCATCATCATAACCCCAAGTTGGCTTATCCATTTTGCCGGGGCCAAATGTTCCCAATCCATGAAATACAGGCTCGGTATCTTCTGGAGTCTGCAAGAAGTACAGGAATGGACGTTCCAATACAGTTACACGTGCTTTAGGGTCTGCTTTTTGTAATGAGTTCTTACCAACAATAGCGGTATGTAACAAGTTATACAACTCAGTAGCACCTTGCTTATGGCTCTGCATTGAAGACGCATAGTTAATTTTCAATACCAACTTTTTAGCGGCTGGAACATCAGCGGAAAGCTGATACTTCATGCCATGATCAACGCCATTGCCGTCAACCCAGCCATCGTCTTTAATTTTATCGCCATTGCCGTCAACTGTTTTGTTGACATCCCACTGAGGATTCCACCAGAAATAAGTTTTAGCGGTAGAGCCTTGGCCTTTACATGGCAATAACCCATACTTCTTACCAATAGTACCACTATATTCGTTATTTGGTGTACCGTCAGGATTCAACTGAGAAATTTCAAGCCAACCTTTCTGACTATCTTGATTTGTGTGGTTAGGTTCATAACCATGCCATACAAGCACATTGTATTTCTCCTTTGCCTTCTTGTAGCTGATAACACCATTTTCCATAATGTCATTAGCATCGCGGAACGCAATTTTTTCTGCCGAAGTGGGTAAGGTACTCATATAGTCTTTCATACACTCGTCAGCAGAAAGCACCTTCTTGTAGCATCTGATAGAATAGATGTCAATATCAGCATCTTCCTGACCAATACGAATGCCGCCATGACCAGCACTTGTGATAAACTCATTTGCGTTAGTTATTTCAAATGGGAACTCACGATTGATTACACCATTAATGAAAATGCGCACTAAAGCGACTGTTTCCGTACTGGTGGTTGAAGAACGTAAAGCATGAACGACATTGATTGCAATATGGGTACGCACACCCTCTTCCCAACTAAAGTTCTGGTCTGCTTCAATAGCTGAACTACGAGTAAACAAGAAACCATCAAGAGGGCGCATATATAAACCAAGTGGCAATCCTGTTGCGGCAACCAATGAACAGATTTGGATAATTGGATCTACCTCATTGGTGATGTTGTGTACAGCAAAGTCAAATTCCAGTGTCATACTGGAAGCCGTATTGGTCTTAAATGCTTCAAACGGCTCGTATGGAATAGTCAGATATTGCCCTGCAAGAATACGCAACACACGCTGCCCATCCTTAGCAGCAACCCAGCCGTCATTAACAAATCCAAAATTCTCAAATTTTGCTCCGGGTAATTCAACATTGTCCTTTGCAGCATTGAGAATACGGTCTGGAGCGATCTCACTATTATTGCGAATTTTAGGGTTCAAAAAGAAATCTGCACCACTTGTAGGACTGAATTTTTCTTTGTTATCAACATTGATAATTGCGATAGAAGAACCTGTACTTTCAAGCAAGAAATCTTGATATGTCTCGCCGTCTTTGCGATATACGTGCAAATATCCATACACAATATCATCTGTGTCGTTCTCAATCTCTACAGTCGTGATAAATGAATATTGTTGCTGAGGTGAGGCTTCATCTTCAACGCGCAAATACTCATTACTTTCAGAATCATCAGTCAACACAAACGCCAACTCCATATTCTCCCCAGAAGGGTTATATATGGCGTAATCGAACAAATTGGTTTGTTCATAGTTGGTAACATCTAACTTCAAGTTTTGAAGCAAAAGGTAAGGTGTCATATCTGAAGCATCTCTCACAACCATAATAGAATTTGTGATATGCTCAGATTCAAGACTTGCACCATCGCCATCAACACAAGTAAGCCATGACTCTACTGTGTGTACACCATGAGTCAACAGTTTCACTGCCTGAGTTGATGAGTCTGTAATTGACTGTGTAGTATATGTTGAAGTTGTATATGTGCCGGTGCCAATAGGATATTCAATTTCACGAATACCGCCTTCACCACTGATCTTCAAGTGCAATGTCTTTGATACACCAGCTCCATATATATAGTATGAGAACTGTAAATAATCATTGGTAACTGGAAGATGATAGTCTGTGGCCATTTCCAGTCTCAAAGATGTCAATACTACTGAATCAAAAATGATATAGTTAGACGGAGAACCAAATGATTCATCAACAACATACACACGCACACGGTTAGCACCTGTTGCCAAATATTCCGTAATATCAATTTCATCATAGTTAGCAGTTGCACTCTTTGATGCTAAAGCCATTGAACCTTTCGTTACCCACTGACCATTCTCATAGGTTTGGATATACAGCGTACCACTGTTACCTGTATCATATCCACCTGTTGTACTGGTAAATAAAAGATGCAATACAAGCGAGCCGGTAATACTTACCAGGTTCGTTGTACTATCTGTGGTTTTCAAAAGAATTTCTGTTCCTTCTGCGGTGTACGGAAGAGTAACTGCTCCGTCAGCATTAGGGGTGTAAGTCTGGCTACCCATAATTACACTCTTCACGCTTTTTTGATTTTCTTGCACAGCTGCAACCAGTCTCTTAAACTCCTCTGCCGTCAATTTCTCATTGGCTGGAATGCTCTCTGTGGCTGCTTGCTGGCTGGCATTGTTCTGTTTGTTAAGCAGATCTGAAATGTCTGTTGCCATTATTTGATAGTTTATACATTTAAGGAGAAGTTGAAACTCATCAAATGAATATTATATGAATAGTGGAAGAGTGCATTGCAGGTCAACCAAAATCCTCAATTTTATCATGCAGCCCACCCAGAATAGGTGGAGCTGCACAATATTATATTTAGAAGATAACCGGGAACGTGTATGGGAATACTGAGCTACCGTTTTGTAATTCACAAATGAATAAGTCAGAACCGCTAATCCTATATCCGAGTGTAATAGATTGTTGTGTGCGGTCTATTGCTTCTTGTATCAAGTTACCGTCTCCATCATATTGCTCTTGAAACCAGGTCGTGTCCTCATTTTCAATATCTGGAAGGTTATATTTTTTCCATACAAAGGTGAAGTTCTCAGCAACAAATTCATCGTCAACCAAATTGCCTTGATAATACACCGATGCCCTCAAAGTTGTGGCACACTTGCCATTTTTGAAAGAATCGCCCTGTGTTGAACTTACCTTTACCGTATAACCAAGGATATATTGCTTACGAATGGTAAATGTGTCAATATAGACATTAGTTCCAATCGTGACTTCACATTTAACTGTCAATACGCTACTGTCATTCCAATACTTACCATCAGGAAGGATTGTTAATGTTTTAGCATTAGCATTAGAAAATTTAACCCACTCATCATCCTTCAAATAATACCATTTTCTTTGACTTGATGTAGAAGTGATATTCTCCTCTGTCATTGTCAGCAATATTGACTGCGGGTATAATTGGGTTGATGAGGAAGAATCATCACCAAGCAAGGTAAACGTGTCAGCACCTGTGATACGAATTGATTTTGATACAACCGCCTGTTGAAAAGAAGAACCAAGGTTGTGCCAATTCAAAGTTACTTCATCACCAAACACCACTTTCCCGTCAGCTCCCCAAGAAATGTTTTTATTAGCCAAATAACCAGAGCCATCCGTGCGTAACAAAAACGAGTTGGTACGTGTACCAATACTACCTTCTCCATCAAAGTTCAATTGCAGCAATGGATTCTGAATTGTTCCTCCAATACCACCTCGATTAAACCAAGCACCATAGTCTTCTGTGAAATTTAATATTTCATCTGTTGGCTGGTATTGTGTGACTGTTTTACCCAACTCTAACTGTGGCGCAGTAAAATAAAGCAATGGCTCATCTGGCACAACCTCATCTTGTGCAACAATACTACTATCGTCTGAAATAGCATCAGAATCAGATTCGGTAAACATAGGATGAATAGAGAGTATGAGGTCCTCACCATCTGCATCAATCAGATTAAATGGGACACTCAACCTGTGCCACCCATGAGTCTCGGTATTATACACCTGTAAAATGCCTACAAGATGTCCATTCTGGGAAATTTCTAATTGACATGGGGATTTTGCGTATGTCCAAAACGAGAAACAATAACCCTTATCAATACGCTTCGCCAGCCAATCTGCATTCTGCGCAATCATTTCCACCTTATCTGTAATTGTATAGACATTACCCATACCAGTAGGATTGGCAACTGTATCATTGATGACTATCGCATTTGTAAAATTGACATCCAATGAGTTGAGAAACGCATTGCGATGTATTTTACCTGCATAGAATGTAGAGCCAAATCCATTTTCATCCCCAGCAGTCAAAGTACCAGAAATATGGGCTGATGCAGAAGCAAACAGTTTTTGTAGATACCCGCCATATCCGTCTAATTTCCCAAATACAGGGTCAGATATACCACTCAGCTTACCAATCCTCATCTGGCTTGCGTCCATAAAATTTGCCACACTGGATAGCAAAATTATGTTCAGGTCTGCAATCCATACTTCATCATTAGCTGCCATAGAGGACAAATCTAACTTAAATGAACGCAAATGTCTTCCAGACCAATCAACAGTAATCGCATGTAATTTATATTGCCATTCTGTAGTGATGTGAACATCAACCGAGCCGTCTATACGCACATCGTCTATATAGCCTAACGATGCTGTAGCAGACAAAGGTGTCGATGCCTTAACCTTATAGGAAATCAATACTCTATTCGGATTTGCCACATATTGATAGAAATCTTGTTTCAATCCAACAAACCCATCATACGGAGTATCATCTCGCTGAATATGGCAAATTCTGGAGTGCTCTGTATCATTTCGTGTATAGTCACACGCAACACATTCAGTACCATATACAACATATTGTGATGTAGAATCTATTTGTTCTGTATTAGCAATGTTTTCCGGCCAACACAAACTCGCATTTCTACCAATACCATCAATAATGTCCATATATGGAGCTTGATCATCGCTTGCTGTTAAATACAATGCACCAGATCTATTCAAGTCGAACAAGTTGGTAATTCTTGCAAAATCAAGAATCTCACTTGTTTTTGGGACATCACCCTCCAATAAGGCTCCAATAAAATATGGTTGCTCTTGTACGACATTGTTCTCATCTACAATCTTATCAACGCCATAATCCAAAACGCACATAAGAGAATAGATGAGATTCTTGCCGTCAAAATATTGCCTTCTGACTATATCGCCAGTTTTTAACCCTTGTGTTTTCTTTGTGTCATAACGAAGGGATATACGATACTTCTTATAATCAAAAACAGCCATTAAATAATCTCTTCAACGAAATCTCCTGAGCAAGCGTCACTCACCCACCAAGACCCATTTGTAACTGATTGTTTCTGAACTTCTAATTCATAGAATCTTGCTTTCTTACGAATAGTCAATTCATCAAATGTGGCAGAAAAACCACCTGCCAACTCACTTTGCATAATGGACCAGCCATAACCAGCAAAACCACTGGCAAATCGCATAGAACTTAAATTATTGACAAAATACGCATTGCCCGTAAAACGAATGCCATCAGTCAACCCTTCAAGAAAAATTCCATCATCAAAGAATAGCGTATTTTCAATTAATCGAGTTTTATATTTCTCACTAATTATTGAAAAACTTGTACTTTCTATAGGTTTCTGGAAGGTAAAGAACTCCGCGTCAGTAGTAAAATTAAGACTTGCAGACCATTCTTTACTCAAATCCTTAAATAGCGATGTGGTGTCTTTATACGCTACGCCAAATGGTATAACCTCTGTTTGCTGTAATTGCTCTGTGCCATTTTTAATAACATGTAAATAAGGCAACGTAAAAACTATATCCCTATTTGTGTCATTGGCTTTAATTGCGGGGCCATCAACAGCCCCCAGTCGAATATTACGATAGAAAGTTACGCCGCAGTCTTCAGAAGATTTATAATATGTTTGTAATACGGTAGGACCTGCATTAGCGCATCCAGCACTTAACGAGTTCTTGAAATTACCATCTCCATATTGGGTAATGATATTATAAGTCCCATCATAGTTTTTAATCGCAGTCTGGAGGGCAATGTATGATGTAGCTGTCTCTCCATCGCTATCTCCAAGATTCATGACTTTACCAGGAGCAGCAAAAGATACGATATTGTCACTTCCACCACGAACCTTAATGATATACTTATCGTCAAACTTAATGCCGTACCCGGTCCATAATGCTAAGTCTGTGGCTAATTGAACGTACAATGCCGCCGTAGCTTCATTCTTGCCAGAATAGAGGAGTTTTTTACCATCTTCACCAAGATCGAATCCTTTTAATGCAGTAAGCCTACCATTGTATGTCTGGGCACCATCTACAGTCAAATTTCCATACACATGAGCATCTTTCATGCTCCAATCAGTTGTACTATTATTACTATTGCCTGCATGGTAATATTCATTTGTATTATTGAATATACCGTTGCTATTAATTTTAATAGTTCCAACTGCAAATTCTCCAGATGTAGAAACATTACCATTCAGTTTAATATTTTCTGATGTGATATGTAATGCTTCATCTTGATAAAATATTGATTGGTGGTTAGAAAAGTAAATACCTTCATTACCAAGATTAAGATGTCCTATAATAGTCGCATCTTTATCTACTGTCAAATAACCATATATATGAGCCAATAATTTGTTATCTGAGTCAATACTTGTCTCAAATATCATCTTATTTGAATGACCAGCCTGAAAACCATATAGTGCTCCCAACGCACCAGTCATCGTATCTCCAGAGCGAGACAAGAAACCAACGCCGGCAGAACCTCCAGAACCACCACCGCTTACAGATGACATAATAGCATTTGCCATCATGTATGCAGAGTTCTTCATCAGAATTGTTGAATGGTTAGCCAAGCCTTCTGCTATAGCGGCGGCATCTATCTCACCACTTTCTGTTAGTGGTGGGTTAGAGACATAATCTGGACCATCACAAAGGTTTGCGGTACGCATACCTTCATAGAAACGACTGTACAGATCATATAAGCCTGTAGACTTATCTAATGCAGCTTCATCGAAATTTAATTTTGCCTCAGCCATTATTTCTGAACTTGTACTTTCTTAGTTAAGAATCCACTATGAGCAGATTTGAACGAGTCTATCTTTGCCTTCAGGGATATAAAACTGGCCATATTAGCTGGCGGTTGTGGTCCCATCATTGTTGGTGTCATGATTTGTCCTATATATCCAACCAATTCTGACAATATGGTAGCTAACTCTACACCTAACACAGCGTCATCGGTTCCAGAATCGCTACCGAGATAAACTGTACCATCTTCAATTTTTACTTTTGAATTACCAAACTGGGAAAGGTGCTGTTCCTCATCTAAAATTGTTTCTGCCTTATTATGTTTCAGATGAATTTGTTCTTGATCCATCATCATAGAACTTTTGTCATCACCAATCACAGTTTCAACCTTTTCGCTATCCATCACGTGCTTGGTATGATTAGCATCATCTTCACCTTGCACTTCAGTAGTGATTGAATCTTTGAGGTAAGTCGTTTTGGAGAACACTCCAGTTTCTTCCAAGTCTTGAATATCTGGAGAGTTTTCATCGCTTTCGTCAAATTCTTCACGTTCTGTTACACCAACTGTTATCGTATCATGAGAATCCAATTGAATAACATCAACATGAGAAAACATTGAAACATACTCTGTTTTTGTCTCCGGGTCTATTGAAATAGTTACTTCTGAATATAATTTCGGTATAATCAGAAGTCCTTTGGAATTATCTTGTAATGCACTAAGATATACACCCTCATGATAACCGATTTTTTTATCTTCGGTTTCTTCCATTGAAAGGCTATAATATTCTTGCACATCAACGGTGCCTGCCAGTTCGCCATCAGTATGGATTTTAGCAACATACCCGGTTACTTTACCAGTATCTTTCAGAACACCATCTTGATTGATGATACCATGCCATGCAATCTTCCTAATCGCGTCACGAATAGCCTGATTTGAACTCAAATCTGGTCTTTTATTTTTGCTCATTGCTTTCAAGTTTATCTTTTGCTATACAATATGGTAGCTTGATTCGTTGACGATAGCCACTTACGCCAAATGTTGTATGAACCTCATCTACTAAATAATAGCCATTCTTTTGTGGATATAGTTTGTCATTCAGATGAACTTTTGTGCCTGTTTTCAAAGCCAAATCTCCAAATAAGGTTAAAGTTCCCTCAATACCATTCATGTTATAGCTCTCAAAATATTTAATGGCCTCTTCCAGTAAAGCATCATGGCTGATACCTATTTTACGCGACATGTATGGAATTACCGTATATGTACTCAAATCAACCTTATCCTTTGATTTGCTGAAACAGGTGGCTCCAAGTTTACGCGCCTTCTTCGAGATTGTAGTTTCGTTCATTACTTGCCATTTATCTTTTGTAGGCTTGGATTCATCCCAATTAGGATTACGTCTTATAGTAATGTGATAAAACTTGTCCTGAGTATCTAAGCATGTGGCTTCAACAGCCAAGAATGCTTTATCGGTATTCATGAGCGTTAATCCATTATTCGCTACATGATAGTCGAATAAAATTTCTGGAATTTCAGATGAATCGTCTCTGATAACCGAATCCTTGCCAGCGTTTGAAAAGTATGAACGACCTACTGCGATATATGGCGTATCTCCATTATATTTGATGTAAGCGAACACCTTATATTTCCCCCATTCAGTTAATACATCAGCAACAGTTAAGTCAGTTGTTAAACCCACTTTGCCAATATTAATTTCACAAGACTTAGTGTCTGGATGCAAACTAAGCCCGGTGTTTTCAAGCAATTTGTACTTACCATCAGCGGCCAAAAAATCATTGACCGTCATGTTCTTGGATGCTGGAACTTTTGGACACGAGATTTTTTTAAGACCACTGGCGAGATTTTCACATTTGATTTCAATGGGCGTATCAATGCTACATTTAGTTATATAGCCATCAAACATTGTAGTCAAGTGATTTTTATATTCAGCTAATTTACCAGTGTCATTGTGTATAGACTTACCATCTTTATCAATTTTGGCCAAAGCTGCAATTTTAGGGTCTGTCGTATAACCCAACATAATGCGAATACGGGAACCGACCTTAAAGTCTGTTACCTCAGCTTTTTTAGAATTGGTGCGAGTAGTAACAAGCACACCAGTATCTTCTACTGTCGCAGATACTTTTGAACTGTATTCTGCACCATTCAATTCAGTAATCGTCTTTTTAATAACGGTGCCACGAGGAAATTTGACAGAAGCCGTACCGATTAATTTTCGGTACGACTCTTCGATTTCTATGTTTTCCACCTCTGTAATCAAACGGGGGCTGGAAGGTTCCTCCATTGGCTTTTTAGGGTCAGCCAAATCCCATATCTGAATCAAACAAATGAGAATATGGAAACTCGGTTGGTTTTTAATCGCTGCCATTATATATTAGGGACTAAAGCATCTAATCCGGCATTAGCAAATGAAGACACTGTGCTTGTCGCAACATTTGCAATCATCTCAGAATACTTGCTGTTCAATATAAATTTATACCACTTGTTCATAGGGCTTAATGTCAATTCTGCATTCAATGCTGCAATAGTATCTTTGGTTACAATCACGTCTTCATCAGGCTCAACTGCAACACAAGTAAAACTATATGGCTGAATGTTCTTATATTCTGAAGGAGGTAGTGCAAAGTCTTTAATGAGCACCTGTTCAATATTGAATTGCTTAAACATAAAATGATGCACCTTTACCACACCGCCATATTGCATGATTTGAATAAACTTCTTTACATCATTATCAGGGTAAACTCCGTCTTGATTGGAATTTATTTCACCTGATACAGAAAAAGAAAGGTCTCCACCAGATATTAGTTCCTTGCGTGTATAGTTACGCCCTTGTACTGGCGTAAGCACCAAGTTTTTTGAACTTTGTGTACTAATGCGAGGAATCAAATCAATAAAGCACACAGTCTTTGTGGAATATGATTCTTTTTTAGGCTTTCCATCCACATAAGATACGTCTTCTACTTGAACAGCAGAATCCCCATCATAATAAATCATTAACGCCTCATGTACCGCATTGCCATACTTATCTTTTGCAATAATTGTATGATTTCCTTCAGCTGTAATTTTACCCCAATCTTCTTGCTGGGTGGTTTGATTTTTGATAAGCTGGACGTGATTTGTTTCTTGCTGTTTTAGGACCGTATCACGCAACTTGCCTTCCAAATATCGCTGGTATCTTGGGAAAAGTTTATTGACCTCCCCCTCGATTATTTGCATGGCCATTTGCTTTGCAACATGGACTGCAACATATTTGTATGCTCTATTATTTTTGTATGTCAAGTTACCGCCAGGCCCATTTAGGTAGCGGTAACTTATACTTGACAACATTGCATCGGTTGAACTACCGACTGAAAATTTGAGCGAGTTCCACGCTCCACCCCAGTAACTCATTATCCGTGATATGTTTCATCAAAATCGTGTACTACATCAACTAAAGCCTGAGTAAGCTGACCCTTCAAGTCGGCAATTACGGCTGCATTATCTGGATTAGACAAGTCTACTGACTCGACATTCATCAGATTTTCAATTTTAACAATCACCTGCTTAGGTGCTGCACTATTGTTATTATAGTGTGACTTATAGTCAGAAGATTTACCACCAGGATTGGTTGTGGTTGTAGTGGTTGTAGTTGTAGTGCCTGTGCCATTTTGAGCAATTAATTTCCTCTGCATGTCTGCATCAGACATAGGAAGCATTACTCCATTATCCGGCACCCATTGGCCGTTTCGGAAAGTGTATTTAACTCCATCAAGAGTTACTGTAGAACCTTCCTTAGCTTGAGGCTTGTTTGGATCGCCGTATGACCAAACTGGGTTATTGATATAACTTTCAAAATATGGGCGAATTGATGGATGCAACTGATTAACAGTGTCAATGATTTTTTGATGGAATGACAAGAATAAGGTTCTTGCTTGTTCAGCAGTCAAATCCATCTTAGTGTATTTGCCAGTATTTTCATCAAACACTTCTACATTCTTCAATACTCCCCATTTGCCATTTTTGAAACCCATTTTTTCAAGGAATCCATTGCTGGCAAATTCGCCATACCTATCTGCATTGAAAATATCAATACCACTTTCCAACAGGAATTGTTTAATTAATACATCGCTGATAGTTTTATTGGATTCATGAGATTGCAACATTTGGACCCATGTAGCCATTAAATTAGCAGCTACAGTTTGTGGATTATTCCATGCAAATTGTTCACCTAATGTTTTATTAAAGGCAGTGACATAATGATAACCACGTTTATTATCATCAAACGAATTATTTCCAACAGTTGATAAGCTCCAAAGAGATGATCCAGGTATAATACTTGCTCTTTTTTCATTCTTAAACGCAGTCAATTGGCCTAACACGGCATTGAAATCCTCTATACTGGATGCCTTTAGAAAACGACTTTGAAAATTAGCAATTGTTTTTGCCAATTCTGTGCCGTCACTGGTATCTCTACCTAAACCGTATAAAAGTCTTGCAGCTGCTATCTGGTTAAGAGAACGGGTACTCTCACGTCCAAAATCAATACCATTATACGCATACGTCTGAAAGCCCCTACCATTCTTATCCAAATTTTGCACTGTATGAACCAGCATATCATAATCCAAACTACCATCATCTTTATATGTTGAAGATAGTGCTGCGATACGTTGTTCATTTATAGTTGTAAACGCCCCAAATGGTTTCTTTGCATTATCAAAAATGGTTTTATAAGTTTTTGAAAAAGGCTCTTGATTTGCTTCTTTTTCAACCTGTTGCATTAAACCCAATTGTTCTTTCATTAATGATACATGTGCGCCTATTGCTTGATTGACATCTAATTGCTTATTATACACAATTGCAAGATATTTATCAGCCATAGTAGCGTGCTCTGAATAGTTAATGCCATTCAGATTAGATGTAGATTCCAAGAACCTATTGTTTGCAGCGGTAGCGTCATCAATGGATTCGTGATACTTATATAAGGCATACCCAGCCGCACCAAAAGCGGCAACAAGAGCAGTGACCCAGCCAACTGGGTTGGAAAGCAATGGTAGCAGTTTGGGGAGAAGACCAACTAATTTGGTCATACCAATATAACCCGCCATGCCACCAATAGCGGTACCAAACATACTGGCAGTGCTTCCTTCTTCACCAACCATAGAACCCAAATACGCACCACCAACACCACCAAGCATACCAGCAGCTCCAGCTGCGCCCATCCATAACGGTGCTAAATGGTTTGGGTACATAGACTTAAATCTCTGTACTACTGCTGGAGAGTAACCACGAGATTTAGCCACCCAACTTAATGGCATAATTGTAGCTAAACCACCCCTAAAACCGCGTTGTGCAGTAACGGCAGCTGTAATATTTTTAGATAGCAATCCATACTGCATAGATAATTGTCCAATAGCACGAGCACCTGCCAAAACAAATGAACTAAAGTTCAATAAAGATCTAAAAATTCTTAATGGTATCAATACAGCAGATAATCGAACCTGCCACTCTAACCACAGTTTTACAAAACCACCAAAACGATTATACAATTCAATTAAGGTGAACAAAAATTCTTTCAAGAATTTAATAATGTCTAATGTGAGTGTACCCATCTCACGAAGAGCTTTCTTCGCCTCATCAGTCTTTAACCAAGCTGTAGTGCTGGTAAGCAACTCTCGAATGGGGCTATTCATCTCTTCAAACACTTGCATACCAGTTTCGGTAAATGCAGATGTTAATTGATACCAAAGACCCTGAATTGTATTTTTCTTTTCCTCAGCCAGTTCGCCAACTAATCCGTCTGATAAAAAGTTCTTTTCTACAATCTCATTCCACTTATCGACATTCATAGCAAGTGATACAGCACCCTGTGCCGCAGTTTTGTGGAACAATTTATAGAAATCATCTACATACAAATCAGCGTTTTTAAGATCCTGGAAGATTTCAGTTAATGGCCTTACACGTCCCGATTTATCAGTACGCGACACACCAATGCGCTCCCAGTTTGTTAACTGTTTCTTTGTTGGGTTTACAATATTTGCCATAATAGTACGCAATGTCGTACCTGCCTGTGAACCCTTAATACCAGCGTCACCGAGAATACCCATTGCAGCAGTAGCTTCTTCAAAAGAAACACCACCAGCAGACAAAAGGCTCGCAGAATACTTATACGCTTCTGCAATTTCAAGCAAAGTTGTATTTGACTTTGTAAAGGTCATGGTCATAATGTCAGCAGCACGCCTTACCTGACTGGGATCAATGCCATATCCAGTCATAATATTGGTAACAACGTCAGCCGTCTCACCCAAATCTGTATCACCGACCAACGCAATATCAGCAATTGGCGCAATTGATTTATTAATTGCCTCTACATCAAAACCAGCCATAGCCAAGAATTTACTTGCATCTGCTACTTGCGGTGCAGTAAACTTTGTTTTGACACCAACATCACGCACAATACGCTCCATCTGTGCAAAGCGTTGTGCAAATGATTGTGGATCTCTATCATGGGTACGCAGAATATTACGGGCAGTTGCCATAAGGTTGTCATACTCGGTGGCTTCCTTAATAGTGCTTCCTATCAATGAACCAAGGCCAGTAATACCATAAGCAATACCCATACCCTTAACAAAATCTAACGCACCAATACCGCCAGTATCTATCATAGTATGTCCAAGTGTATTATAGACTTGGTTGCCAGACATAGCGTATGGCTTTATTGAAGTACGCGATGATCTTCCTGAAGTAATTACGCCTCCACTACGAGAACGTGAACTGGAGGTCTTACCACCACCTGAAGTGCTACCAGCAGGTGCCGCACCTGTAGTGACATTTAATGCAGCAGTTTTCTTTGCCAAACGATGAATCTTCTCCAGTTTAGCAATAGTAGCATCCAATTTCTTGTTCACCTTAGATGTGGCAATATCCAATACAGGTGCCTTGCGAGACATCTGATTGAGTTTGTTTGTCACGGCCTCTATCTTCTTCTGAAAGGCGGTAAGTTGCTTGCCAGCCTGAGACAACTTGTTGGTTGCCTGTTGAAAGTTGGTAAGTGCCTGTATCGCCGCTTGTGACCGGACATTTATGTCATAATTTACTACATAATTTTCTGCCATTGTTTATTGAATTATGTTTCTGAAGAATAGAGCCTACGAGAACATTTTGGTTAATAAAAGAATGCCCCATTACCAAGAAAGAGGCAATGGGGCAAAAAGGAGATGTTATGAAAGAAGCCCAAGTGTGTTTGCTTGTTGTGTACGTAGTTGGTGGGCATCCAACCATTCTGCGTCATTGGCCATTATAGCAAATTCTTCATCACTTAAACTGTCAACATCTGTCCCTGGGAAATAGTGCTTGATTAAGATAAGTTTGTGCCTTAAATAGTCATCGTCTTTTACTTCCCAGGCTTTGATAAATTTACTAACTTACCATGACGCATTTCGATGATCTTAGTCAACTGACCCATCAAACCGAAGAGGAACAGTGAATCGTCATCTACAAGGTCTTGATCTCCACCCAAGAAACAGTCCTTTGCCAGATTACGCATTGCGACAGCCTGATTGCTCTGTGCAGCAGCAAGGTACTTACTGAATGCCTGGAATGAAGGCTGACGGAAATAGCCGATATAAAGCGGTTTCTCGTCATAATCACCACCCTCTACGCAAATAGGGTACACTACACGTAGCTTTGAATCCTTTTCCTTCAACGAGGCTACGGTTTTCTCAATTTCTTTCTGTACTTCAGGAGTAATCTCTACCTGATTTACTTCCAATACTTCGTCTCTTTCCATAATATTCTCGATAAATTTGTGAATGTTTTATAATGAATAGTGTATGTGTTGCTTAGTGGTTTGAAAAATGGGTGGATATTTTCATACCCACCCATCACGATAAACACTTTATCTAACAATTATGGAACGATTATTGAGCAGAAGTGCTTGGAATAATCTTGAATGGATTGAGGTCAAACTCCTTTGTGATGTTGGTATCATCCTGACTGGCCTCCATGCCGTCTTCAGTGAAAAGACATCCTTTCAATGTTACGGTTTCAGTGGTCCAATCATCTGTGCCCAACTCGTTTGCCCAAGAAACCACTAAGTCAAACTCGCCCAGAGCCATTAGAGTGCCCTTCAAAGCTCGCAACTGCACCTGTGTATTGTAGTCCATAGTGATTGATGCCGTATATTCACGGTTTCCAAATCCTCTATTTACAGGCTCGCCACCCAAACCATAGTTGGTCTTCACATTGCGCTTGATATTCCACTTGATACCAGAAACACCCTGTAAAATCGTTGGGTTAGCATTGCTTGAACCAGTCAAAGCAGGTGCGGTCAACTCAATCATTGCCCAAGAGTAGGCTACGTTATTTACTATTGTTGCCATTTACCTTATTGCTTTAATACAAGACCTTCAGTTACCTTAATAGTTTTAGCAGTTCCAATAGGAACCATCGTGTACTGAATAATCAGCGTGTCATTTTGCAAGATGTTCTGATTAGCTGGAATGGTTACAGCACCAATACCGCTAATTTCCTCAGCTGCTACCATCGCGTTCAGAATGTCAGTAATCAGATTGGTGAATACTGTAATCTGAGCAGTTGAAAGGTAGCCGGTTGCTGGATCAACTTTGATTGGAGAGTTTACGTAAGGGAGTAAAGCTGCACGAACAGACCTACGAGACTTGTTGATTACTCGGTTACGAGCAATAGTGCGATAGTCACCATTTGAACAAGTAGAATCTCCAGAGAAATACACATGACCTTCAAGACCCGCATATTTAACGAGGAATACGTAGCCCAACTCTTCAAGATTGTCCAGCTGAATCTGTGACAATGAAGAATACTTGGTAGAGTTAGTCAGCTTAGAGTCAACAACCTCTGCGTTACCAAAACCAAACTCAACATCTGGGAAGTAATTGATGAGGTCGAAGTGCTGTACCCAACCGATAGATTCAGCCACACTTGCTTGGGTTAAACAACCAAGAGCAGCACCTACAGTACCTACTGGAGTCTTTGATTCAAGCGCAATCTGCATCGCAGATACATCACTGTCGAGACCTTGACCCAACAGAACTGTGACGTAGCGAGCATCAATTACGCAAGTTGGGATTTCACTCCAAACGATTGTGCTATCTTCACCAGTAGCAGTCTTTACCTTTGCTGAGTTAGCACAAAGCAAGATGCTTGCTGGAGCGTTATAGTTGTTGGCCATATTTTCTGCGACAGACTGCAAATCGCCTACAATCGCAATGCTATACTGTGAAGCAGACTCATCCATCTTCTTCCACAAGTTTTGCTCAGTCCATACACCGAATTGGTTAATGATACCGAAAGAAGCCTTCTGCATATCAATTAACGCATCCCAGTTCTGTGAACAGTCAGCAAACATGACAAACAAACGACCAGAGCCACCAGCTAACTTGAAGAAATGCTCGATATGGTAATAAGGAATGCCATGTAAGAAATCCTTGCTTGTTCCATCCTCATCCATTTCGCCGGTATAAGCAGTGATACCAGCAGCAATAGCGTCATCAAGACTGTTTAACTCAATTACGTTGTCCTTCAATGATTCTGCTAACGTAGCACCAGGACCCTTAGTCCAGAAATCTGGCTGAGCCGAAATGTCAAATAACAAACCGCATACCTTCTCGGTCAAATTAGAAATTTCTTTTCCAATATTGCCATCGGTATCAGTCATATATACGCCACCTAATGCCATTGTTTATTATGATTTAGAATTATAAAAGGGATTTTTGTAAAGAATAGCGTTACCACGCAATGAAGGTTTAGCACTTGGAGAGAACACGCGACCAGTAGTGCTGACATACAATTCAGGCATATTGTAGAACGCCTTCAAAATACTTTGCACATTGGCTGGAATGTCCTTCTCTACAGGGGCCTTCTTTGCCGCACTCGCTTTAGGCTTTTCAACCTGCTCTGCTGGTTGCTCCACCTGCGCTTCAGGCATCTCTTCACTATTCTCTGGTTGAGGCTGTTCAACAACCTCTTCAGTTGTTTCTTGTGTTGTTTCTACCGCAGTTGGTACATTTTCAGGAGACTCAACTACCGCTGTTTCTACTGCGGGAACTTCTGCTTTCTTCTTTGCCATAATAGTTAACTAAAAAGGGGAATGGAGCCTGTCCCTCCACTCCCCAGGTTTATATAATCTATACTGATTTCAATTAAGTTGTAGCCTTGTACGCAGTCCAAACTACGATTTCAGAAGGAAGTACGATGTTAACATCGACCTTCATACGCATCTGGAAGAAGTACAACTCAGAGTTAGCTTGCAGACGCTCAACCTTTACAGACTCTTGGTCAGTAGCGTAGTCAACACCCATCCACAAACATGAATCCATACCGGTAGTGAACTTGCCGAGGAAGATGGTGTGCTCTGGAATACCATTAATCACAACGATCTTCTTACCCTTGAAGCGGTACTTGTTCACGTCAGCATTTTCTGAATACTTCACGTCCTTTGCAGAGAGATACTGGTCGTAAAGATCCCATGCCTCCCAGCCCATAACGAACTTCAGAGCATTAGACTTACGAAGATTCTTAGGACATGCGAGCCACATAGCATAGAGAGCCTTCTCTACCTGCTCACCAGTCATAAGAGTAGTATCACCAGCTACGATAACCTGACCACTTGCCTTCTCGTTAGTGTCTGTGCTATTGATGTTAGTGATTACGCGAGCAACGGCACCATCGAAATACTTCATAGGGCCGGCAGCAGACTCACCACCAATTACAGTGCTATCAGCAGGTGCGGTAATAGACTTGTCATCGCCGCCCTTCTTGCTACACCAAATACAGTCACCAAGATACTCGTCCTTACGGTCAATTAAGAGGTGAAGCATAGTTGCCTGTACCTTTGGATCAAGCTCACGGAAGATAAGTTCGCCTTCTGGTTGGAAAGGCTTCCAATACTCCTCAAAATCACGAGGATTAAATTCAAGATATACCATGAAATCCTGTGGCTCCAAGTAACGCTCCGAGTGAGTGTACTGGTTCAGACCATCTGCACCAACACCACCTTCAGTAGAAGTAGGAGTAGGCTTGTTGTCCTGAATAATCTTACCAAGCGATACGTGAGGAAGCGTAAACTTCTTTTGTACGCCAGGCTTAATATGCACAAGACCTTCACGGAAGGTGTCATTACCTTGCGCGGTATATACCAGCAAATCCTCTAAGACTTCACCTGCATAGGTATTACCTGCATAATTAATTGTTCCTGCCATTTATTTGTACTTTTTAGAATTTCTTAAATTCAACTTCGCCGACAACAGCCTGAACCTTCTCGGCCATCTTCTCTTCTGCTGTCTTCATTGCGTCCTGAACATGACTAATGTTCTCAGGGTCATTTGCAATCTCCTTGCTAACCTTGTCACGACCTGGGATTGATGCCAGGGTAGCTTTTACCATCTCAAAGTTGGTGTTAGCCATTGCAACCCATGACTCCTTAGCAGACTCATCAATTTTGCCGGCCTCGATAGCCGCCTGTACTGTATTCTCGATCTCAGCCGCCAAAGCTGCCTTCTCAGCATCCTGATACTTCTGTAAAGAAGCCTTCACTTCAGCAAGTTCATCGCCCATGTTCTTAACTTCAGCTTCCTTACCTTGATACTTGATTTGCAACTCGCTCAACTGTGACTTGACATCTTTCAAATCGCTTTCAGCTTTCAGCAAATCGGTAATACGGCTGGAAACATTCGCTACAGGAACATCGTTAGAAAAACCAAGCTGTGCGCATACAGCACCAAAACTTACATTTTCTTTGTTTTCCATTACTTTTTGTTCTTGAAAATTTTGTTCATTTTGATTATGAATAGCAACTAACTTCTCCAGAAGTTTATTTTCATCAAGTTCTTCTGCCATAGAAGCCATGATGTCACGTAAAGAAGTTGCGCTTGTCACACCTTCAATTTGATTTTTAACTTTATCGCATACCTGTTTTGAGGTTTTCAAAATATTAGTTGCGGGGAGAATACCGGCTGCTACAGCTTCTTTTGCGCTGAAATAAGTCCCATCAGCATCACCTTCACCATCCATGATACTTCTAACCTTTTCCTTAGTAAGACCGAAGCGTTTTTGATATATAGTCTCCAACTGACCTCTAAAGGCATTGAGCATATTCTTTACCGTTTCGTCATCAGAGTCCTTATCATAAATGAAAGGATTGTGAATCATGAGGATTGAATAATCGTGCATATAAAGATGGTCTCCAGCGGCCCAGATAACGCTACCCATCGAAGCTGCAATACCTTCAATTACACAATCCACTTCAATAGGACAAGATTGAATAATTGAGAATGTGCTCATTCCATACATGACGGAGCCTCCATCAGAATTAATAAGCACAACAATCTTAGAAGGTTGCACACAATTCTGAAGCCACAAGAACTCTTCATTAAAGCATTGAGTCGAATAGCTATCTACAGGACCAAAAAAGCGGATTATAGCAGGTGCATCTTTAGAAGCCTTGCCTACAACATATTTCAATTTGTTTGTGTCCATTGTTTTCTTTGATTTTCTGAAGAATAGAATTTGTTGAAATAAAAAGTTGTAAAAATCACATGATTATTAGGCACTAAAACCTGCCGCATCTTCAATAGTTGGAGATTTATGATTGTCATGACCATCAGTATTGCATTCCTGATTTTGGTCTGAGTGGTTTGTAAAGGGTGGAGCTACTATATATCTATCCACATAATTCTTATACCGATACGAAGAATATTCTGAAAACCAAACCTCATAATCTATCCAAAATGGTTGCAGCCCATCATCAAAAGACTCTGGTTGGTCAAAATATGTTAGTTGGAACCTTTCTGTTAATGCTGGAAATTCATGTTTGCGGTCTTGAATCGCAGCATTGATTCTTTGAAATAGTTCATAGCCTTCCAGTTCATGATCTGTATCGCTGTTATTTAATCGGTTAAGAACATATTGAATACGCATAGTCGCGCGACCTTCACCAATACGTGATTGTTGCACTAAATAATAAACATTAATAAAGTGCAAGAATACGGCAGGGAAAGCAATGGCGTACTCTTTGTTCCACTTGTTATTTTTCAAGCGACTTAGTTGTCCATTATTTAACTTTATGGTACGGAACAAAGGTGGACTATCAGGGTCATTCTCATTTAATTTGAGGTCTCCTAATATATTTTTTACAGCCCTATACACTTCGCATAAAGCATTAGTCGTGTACAATTCTTTCTCTTGACTGATAGGGCTATCATTGACGGCTTGCTGGATGGCTTGCACATCCTCTTGTTCAAGCGGTTTATATTTATCTACTATCATTTAGGAAATCCGCTAAATATAACTGTCGATAACTGCATCAATTTATCTTTTAATACGGTAGAGTGTCCGATATACTGTCTTTGTATGCTACGAACCCCAGTGTGGCCGTATGTATATGTTCCACTTTTTGCGTTATGGACTGCCGCATAACAAAAACCGCGATGGCGTTTGGTGTGCTTAAATCCATTTGGGTCTGTATAAATCCTCACTCCAGAAGGAGAAGATTTATCAGATATATGTTTCCATTTTATTGAATTTTTCAATGAAGATGTTTCATTGAGCAATGGATGTTTTTTTCTATCCCGGCGTGGCCTCCAAGGTAAGGAACCAGAAGTGTTTAGACGTTTCAAATCAAATGACTCTTTGAAAATTGAGACAGCAGCTTTTCCGGCTTGCACTTCAAAGTTCCAAACATTCACTTGAAATTTGTGAGGCAAATGTCTCCATTGAGCAATCATTTGCTGTGGCGAAATAGGAATGCCGACAACTTTTTTAGCCATTGAAATACTTTGATTTGATTCTATTAGCTATTGACTGCAATACTTCAACATGTTCACTTTGAATTTGGAAATATGGATGCTCGTCTGAAAATATTCTCCCACCCAGTGCCACGCTTTCCTTAAATGTTGGATTGAACCATTCTGGAACCTCTGGTATTCTAATGGCTGCGTTTTGCACATCACGTATCTGGCCGACAATACTGTCTTCCACCAAGTAACAACGACACGCATGTTCAATAGGTGGAATTAACCAAGCGGGGAAAGATGCTTTCGGCGCAGAATAACCTTCATATTGTAAATGCCAAGGTCTTACACGCTCATCCCCTTGCGTCATATATGTTAAGACTGTATTATTAGAAATGAACAGTAATTGTGCGGCCACAATCATAGCATATTCAGCATCCTGATTCTCAATTAAAGCATATCTATCATTGTATTTTGAGAAAATTGCAAAAATCTCATCTTGCTCTTCCTCTTCAAGTTCTTCCATATTTTCAATTTCTGGAAGTTCCTGAGCCATTTGATATTCTTCCGCTACTGCAAAATCTACCAAATTATCAATAGCGGCCACAATGATATTGCGTTTCGCTTTATCTTGCTCCGACAACCCATCTTCTGCATTACGAAGCAGCTCCAATGCTGTATCATATTCCAGTCCAAAACCTTCAAGCGCGTGATGAATTGCGAAATCAGCCCTTAAAGCCATCAATTCCTCCATCACTTCCCAAGATTCCATATCATTAGGAATACTATCAAGCAATTTTTCAAATATAACCAAGAGGGCCATAAATTCTTCTTTATGGCGATTATCATCTTGATTAGGCAACTTATTTGCTTGCACACTGGAGAGAGAAGCGTTGCCTATCGCTTCCTCTCCTTTAGAAAATTTACAGCACCACGATGTCTGCCGTATCTTTTATAGTATTCTTCATCAGACATACGGTATGTGTCATCACCACCTCTGGCTCCGACTCCACCGACATTCGGATTCTCCAGGTTTAATTGCCGACCAACAGTAACACCAAACACCTTTTCAATTTCATCTGCTGCAATTTCATAACGCTCTGTCAAGAAAGTGTAAAGGTCAATTTGGTCTTTGTTTGACATCTCTAAACGCTTTGAATACTTGAACTCCAGTCCATCTTCAATATACCCCATTGCTACTAAGCGAGGTATAATCTCTTCATTCATGACATTTTCAATATATTCACGATATACCTCTACGCGGTCACGGAAAATATCTTGATGTGCATTGGTTGCACCAACATAAGATTGGGTGGCACCAGCCATAGACTCAGAACCAAGTATCAAATTTGACACTTCCTTATCAACGACCTCCATCAACCCAGTAAAAACTTTCTCTGAATTAGACATGGTAAAAGTCTTAATATCAACTTCATCATTCAGACCAGTTACAATTACCTTATTCTGTGCGGCACTTGCAATGTCATTTGCAAGGCGTTTACGGTCTTGCGAATTATCAGACTCTGTTTTACCATGAATAATCGGTTGGCCATAAGTATGACTAAAATTCACATAATTAGCCAACGTGAACTTCTTAGCAAGAATTAGAGGGGTTGTAGCAGAAAACAAACCAAGTGTTCCTGAATTAATAAGCACGTAATGATTATAATATTGCGGAGACTCAAAATCCCACCCAGGACTCCATATACCCTGTCTGCGAACAATACGTTTCTGATCTGGGAGAACATTGCGTCTTTCAATAATATTAACCTCTTTAAGTTTTCCAGTCTTCTCATCAATATCTGGCAAAATTTCTAAGGCAGTAAAACCATAGAGTTTAGATTCCACGATACCTTTTATGATTTTAATAAACTGGGTGCCTTGTATCTTTCGGGTTGCAGCCACATCCTTCACATACTTACCCTTTTCATTTTGGCGAGCCAACATGTAGCGTTCTCCCACGATTTGAGATTCAAGCGTTTCAAGCACGGCAGATAAGTGCGCATCCTGTTGAACGCACGCATCATATAAGTCAATTAACTTTCCACGATCATCTAACACCGTGCCATTGACCACCTGATTCTGTACAGACTTGAAACGACAATATCGCTCAATCTCCCTGACATATTCTTGAATCGTTTTTTTGCTGGTTCTAAATATACTCTCCAGCAAATCAACATTGAATTTTTCTTCACTATTAACAGTAGCCATTATATTCTTTTTTTTACAGAAGAATAGGTTAAATGACCGCTTTTCGTTTGCCAAAATGGAAATTTCAAAATTTCACTTTACCTAATTGGAATATTTGAAATAAAAAATCCAAATACTTAAAACATTGATATACAGATATAGAATAAAAATAAATATGTTAAAAGTATAGATTTTGTTTTGCTACTTTCAATATATTTATTACCTTTGCACTCGAATGGTATATTCATCATTAATTAAATTACAATAATATGAACGGATTTGATTTTTACCGTATTAAAACGGAGTGGGTCTCAGAAAGAGACGGAGGAAACTTGGCAAAAGTCAAGACAGAAGAATTGGTGTATGTTTCAAGCTACACTGAAGCGGAAAAAGTGGCTTACGCTATCGCTGAAAGTGAAAACAGAACCCAGTTTGGAAGCATTAACATTGAAATCATCAAAACGAAGATTACAGAATTGGTGTACAGTGATGTTTTAGCACAAGACACAGATATGACTGCTGGACTGATCTGCAATTTCTTTGAAGAGGATGAAGATACCGGCGTTGGTCTGTATTGCGTAAAGGTTATGTTTATTGAGGTTGACGAAAAAACTGGAAAAGAGAAACGCTCAAATGAAAACATTTACGTGCCAGCCATTTCCAACATTGAAGCCGCACAATATGTACGCGAATATCTTAAAAAGGTAGGAGAAATGCGTGAGTTTATCGTGCGAGACACTAAATTTGACAAAGCCGCTGCAATTCTCTGGCCGGCAGAAGTACATCAGGAAAAAACAAGACTTATTGGAGCTTAATGTTCCCCAAAATTACTGGAAAGCCTATACAATTAACGTGTTCAGAGCCGGCGATTCCAGAGTTTCCCGAATTGCTCTTTGGGAGTTCAATTGATAATGACATCTCAGTCTTTGATGCCACTGCATATCTTCAAAACAAAGGACTTCAATTAACTGTAACAGCGTTCTTCAAACAATACGAAGCACTCATCAAAAACTTGATACGTTCATATAATATGGATGAAGAACAAGTATGCAAGCTAAATCATGAAGGCCACTATTTAATTGACGGTAACTTTGCTTACCTTTTCATCTCTTTTGTCGAACCTGATTTCTTAGCATATATGTGTGATAGAATCCATGAGCTATTCAGTAATGGATTTTGCATTTCGGACACATATCTTGTACAAGCAGCCAAAAATAGGCTCACTAAGAATGTTATGGACACGATATTAGAGTATGAGCAAAATCAGTAGTCAATCAAAAAGGGTTTTAGTATTCAACCCACTCAAAAAGCTCATTGCTATTTACCAATCCGCATTTGCTGCCTCCAGATCATTTGGGGTTCAAAGACCATCAATTGCATCTGTATGTACAGGTATTTCTATGTCATGCAAGGGTATGTATTTTCGATACCTTCAAGATGACATAGAAGTTACATTTGAAGATCTTGGTACATTGAGACTGGAAGAATACGACCAATTATGTGGAGTTAAGCGACAACTTTACAAAACTAAAAACATGAGTCGCAAAGGAACAAAATATAAAACCAAAAACAAAAGGAGTTATGAAAGTACAGATTGTAAACAAGTCAAAGCATGAGTTGCCTAAGTATGCAACAAAGTTATCAGCAGGTATGGATTTACGTGCGAACATTGACGAACCCGTAGTGTTGCAGCCAGGAGAAAGACGTTTGATTCCTACAGGCATACACATTGGTCTTCCACAAGGATATGAAGCACAGGTTAGACCTCGTAGCGGATTGGCACTAAAACATGGCATTACGTGCCTAAACTCACCGGGAACAATTGATGCAGACTACACTGGAGAGGTAGGTGTAATTCTCATCAATCATGGACATGAGCCATTCACCATCAACGATGGAGACCGCATTGCACAAATGGTAATTGCAAAATTCAAAAAGGCAGCGTGGGTCGAAGTGGATGTATTACAAGACACTGAACGTGGTGATGGTGGCTTTGGGCATACAGGAAAACAGTAATTAACAATCAAACAAGGGCACATTGCCAATAGTGGTTATGTGCCCATTTTTATAATTATGGGAACTATTAATCATACAATAACAGTAGAAAGCAAAGAGGTGCTTGTCGCTGAGCTTAAAAAGCATAACGAGCTATATCGTAAAGGTGAACCAATTATTTCAGACACAGAATATGATTCTATGGTCGAAATATTGCGACAAATGGATCCTGACAATGAATGGTTTCAAACAGTTGAACCAGGTGTAGTCAACGCTGGCCGCAAAGTAAAGTTGCCTATTCCAATGAAATCGCTCGATAAAGTTAAGAGCCTTCCAGACATTAAGGGGTGGCTAAAATCATTGTCTATCAATGATAACGAAACAATTATAATTACACCTAAATTTGATGGTTTGTCACTTCTATATAGCTACTCACAAAACAGAGCTTTTTCAAGAGGAGGTGCTGAAAATGAAGGTCAAGATTGTACGCCGCATTACAATATGTTACAAACCACACAAGTAAACGCAACCAGACTTTGGGATTGCGTATTCGGAGAGTTTGTATTTAATCGAAAACAATGGGAAACTTATTTTGCTGGCAAAAACTCACCAGAAACAGGCGATAAGTATAAATCACCACGCAACACAGCAGCAGGTTTCCTCAATCGAGACGTTCCATCAGAACTCATCAAACATATTGATTTCTATAGATATGGCATTGACGCTTATTCATTAGAAAATTTTGATACTTATAAAGACGTATTGTTAGAGCTATGTACAACATTTAATCAAGAACCATTATTCGGTACGGTCAAAGCACAGGACCTATCTGAAGAACTGCTGCATGAATATTTCAAACAATTCAGCGAACAGTATTACATTGATGGATTAGTATTATACATCAATGACCTTGACATTTGGGACCGCATTGGCAGACATCAATCAACAGGCAACCCAATGTATGCAATTGCCTACAAGCACCCGGACTTTACAGACAGCTTCCAGACTACTGTCAAAGGAATTGCCTGGAAGGTAAGTAAGAGTGGAGCGTTAAAGCCAGTTGTTAACATCGAAACGGTTGATACAGGAGATTGTAATATGGAGAATCCAACAGGATATAATGCAGCTTGGATCAATGATCATGAAATTGCCGCAGGTGCAAAAATACTCGTTACCCGTTCTGGTGGTGTGATTCCAAAAATTCTTTGTACTCTTGAACCAGCAACGACTGAAGAACAAGAGGCATTATGGGACAACCTATCAGAATGCCCCCATTGCGGTGCGCCAACAGCATGGAATGAAAATCATGTTGAGTTGTGTTGCACGAACAAAGAATGTTCAGGCATCCAGTTGGCGAAGATGGTGTTCTTCTACATTACGTGTGGAGCAGAGAATGTCGGCGAAGAGACATTAAGTAAAATATACAATGCCGGATTTACAACAATTCCTCAGTTGTTAAATATTACATTTGATGATTTGATGAATATTGAAGGATTTGGAGAAAGTATCTCCAATATAATTCTTGACAACAATCGCAAGATTAAAAACGGCATAGATATATTTACCTTAATGCACGCCAGCGATTGTTTTGCCGGTATTGGTAAAGTTAAAGCTCAGAAAGTATTGGATGATATGGGGCCAGAAATGGCAGAACTATTCTATAGATTAGAATACCCGCCATTAATCCCAGCCAACCCCGCCTATGATAATTTGTCCAAAACCCAACAAGCATTTGAAAATGGAGTCTACCCATTCTACAAATTTGTATCAGAAGTTAAAATACCAATTCTACGCCCGAAGAAAAAGGTAATTAATAATAATGGTACCTGTGCCGGCATGAGCGTTTGTTTTTCGGGAATACGTGACGCTTCACTGGAATCCGTCATTACCACACAGGGAGGAACGATAGCTTCAGGGGTTAGTAAAAAAACAACTCATTTGATTGTCAAAGACCCCAGTGGTTCATCAAGCAAAATAACCAAAGCAAAAGGATTGGGCATACCAATTTTATCAATAGAAGATTTTAAGGCACTTATGTAACGAAATGGGAGAGATTGCTCTCCCATTTTTATTTCCTGTATATCAACGCAAAACAAAATTTTTTATATCATTTGCACAGATTTTTGCTATATTCTTTGGTAATATCATTTTCTCTTTGTACATTTGCACCAGAAACTGAAACAAATATGTGATATGGCAAAGAAAAATCAATTAACAACAAGCGACTACCTGGAATATCCAGAGTATGAAAGGTTGCTTACTTGTCTTCACGATGACAATGAGTTTCTGTGGGAATTATACGCACGATTAGGTTTCTGCACTGCTTGTCGAGCATCAGACATCTTAAATTTTCGCTGGGTTGACATTCTTGATAGAACAGAACACGTTGTTGTAGAACAAAAGACAAAGAAAGCCCGTAAACTATCATTTAACCAATCTGTTCAAAGAAAACTTAAAGAGTTGTACAATTTGCTTGGAAGGCCATCGAAAGATGAGTTTATTTTCATTAGCAAAACAACTGGAAGGCCATTGACGATACAGTATATTAATCAAAAGTTAAAAGACTTTAAGTATAAATACCGTATCAAGATTGGAAACTTTTCAACACACACATTTAGAAAGACATTCGGCAGATATGTATATGATACGCATAATCATAGCGCAGAAAGTCTGATACTTCTTAACAAAATACTATGCCATTCAAATATAAATGTTACAAAAACATATATTGGCATAACTCAAGATGAAATAAACAACATCTTTAACTCTATTGCTTTCTAAGAAAGCGCACCAAAATTGAAGCGTGTTATCGCGCCCTTGCATCTTCTTTTCGTTGTCGGCTTTTATAGCCAAAATGTATTTTTATGTCACAACAAGCAAGGGAATGCACGCATTCACATCTTCAATGTCGATATTGCGGTTCTCCAGTTGATTTAGAGAACTATAATCAAAAGTTGCCATTACCACAGGTAATGAAAAAGGAGCAACTTTGTTTCGCTTGTGCTTTCTGGAAGCATCTAATCGACAATCCTGTACCTTATCGCCAAATCATTAATGG